TCAGCCTTTCGACTTCGAAACTTCCGTCCGAAGTCCGCGAACACGTGAAGATGAAGTCCTCCATCCTCGTGATGCTCTCGTCCAACGATACATTCAGCTCCCAAAGATGAAAAGCGTTCCACAACTCTCCATGGATCGAGGTCTCCGCACTGGGCGTAGGTGACGAGGACATAGCGAAAGTTCCACTCGAGCTGAGGCATGTGTGTCCAAATGAGTCTGGGGGAAAGTAATGTTATCCCCCAGACACAGGACACACCTGTGACTATAAGTAGAGCCTACCCCCTCACCCAAATTCCTCAACCCCTCATGCCCTCCTCTCAACCGAATGGCTTACCGAAGGACTTACCGACGACCCCGCACGACGCGCAAGCGCACCACCCGAAAAGGGTATGGTGGAGCACGGCGACGCCGAAGCTACTCCACAACGAAACGCCGCTATACCAAAAAGATGAGCAACAAGCGAATCCTGAACCTAACCAGCAAAAAGAAGCGAGACACGATGCTTCAGGTGACAAATATTGATGCTGGCACCCTGAACCCTGGTCCACTTAGACATGGTCGCTCTCTCCTGTCTGGCCAGTTCACGTACATGATTCCGTTCATGCCCACCGCTCGACCCGCTCTTACTTCTGCCGGAGGCGGAGGTGACCCCATAAATGACGCAGTCAGGACTAGCTCCCGCTGCTTCATGCGCGGCCTCAAAGAGACTATCGGTATTCGGACCGATACTGGTGGCCCCTGGAAGTGGAGACGTATATGTTTCCGCCTAAAGGGTGACGTGTTCTACGGCCAGGAGACCGCCTCGGCGTTAATGAGTTACCGTGAGTCCGGTGCCACCGGCTCTGGTATGGTCCGCACAGCGACCACTTGGACCCAGACCACCGCTCTTTTCGATCAGATCGCGAGAGTGATCTTCCGAGGTGTCCGCAATTACGATTGGGACAATGAATTCTTGGCCCCCCTAGACTCGAACCGCATTAGCATCGAGTATGACAAGACAACCAACATCCAAGCCGGAAATGAGTCCGGCGTGATGCGCACATACAACAGATGGCATGGAATGAACAAGAACTTGTACTATGACGATGACGAGAAGGGCTCTGGTGTTGACCTCCGACCGTATTCAACGGAAGGAATCAGGGGCATGGGTGATTACTATGTGATCGACCTGTTCCAGTCCAACGGCGTTGCAAGCGATCAGCTTCAGCTTTCATACAACTCTACTCTGTACTGGCATGAGAAATAGACTCGATTAGCGAGTCTTTAACTTCAATGAACACCGCATTCCCCTCCATCCACTCAAAGTCGGGCCTAGCGTTGGCCGCGTAAGCCTCCAACCTCGGGTCCGTGTTGCAGATCCAAATAGTGGGCTTGCCCCACTTCATGTACCGGGGCTCCCTGTACAATTCCTTGATGGATACATGAGGCTGAGCACCGAGCCACTCCTTGTATCCGTGAAAGAATCCAAAACCACCTCTGATGTCGTCGAAGACGGCATACTCTGCGTTAACCCCTTTGGCACACTCGGTGCCGGAGACCAGTCCAATGCAGTATATGTGACTTCCGAGGGACCGGGCCCACGTAGTCTTGCCCGTGCGCGTCCCTCCGAATAGGACCAAAGACTTAACCCTAGAACCTAACAAATCAGCATGAGTCACTCTCCCCAACCAACATGTTCCGGTAAAGGAGGGCGAGGTGGGGCAGGCGGCTTGCCGCCGAAGCGCCCCCACCGCTTAAGCCCGACGTTAGGAGCAAAGACCCACATACCTAAGAATGGTTCATCCAATCCGATACCAGACTGCGATACCCAGTCATCTCTTCCGTCAGCATCTCCTTGAATAAATTTAATTCGTCCATCGTGCTCATAGACGGGAGGCTTCTCGGCAAATCGCCAGTCAGCATATTTGCTGAGTGCGTTGAACGAGCATGCAGCAGCTTTGGGATCCAGTTCATGGACCAGAGCCCAAAACTCGTCTCGATCCTCCGCCTGCGTAATTCGAGACCACTTATCAGCAGTCGCCCCACCTCCCACTCCGCCCTCGACTGGCCTCTCCAGCCCTCCCGCGACAACATCTCCATCCTTGATTGCGTAGTCGTAAGCCTTCGCCGGTGTTCGTTTAACAGGTGCAAGGTTTGGGTGCCGACCGTCCACATCGAGTACGTCAGCCTTTCGACTTCGAAACTTCCGTCCGAAGTCCGCGAACACGTGAAGATGAAGTCCTCCATCCTCGTGATGCTCTCGTCCAACGATACATTCAGCTCCCAAAGATGAAAAGCGTTCC